GTAATGGCTACAGGGTTGGTATTTGTAGCTCCTGAAATATTAAACGAAGTACCACCAGTTCCTACCTCTGCAATAAACGCACCATCTATAATTTGTGGATATGTAGATTGGAATGTTTCTTGTATTTCTACGTTTCTAATTACTAGTTGTGCAAGAACTCCTAATCTACGAATTGCAGCAATTGTTTGTGATAATTGAGCACCGATTGCTATTAATCCACTGGCATTGCCGTAGTATTTTAATGCGGCGGAAATAGTTCGATTACTGCCCCCCCACTTTAAATCGAATACCATTGAATCAATAATGAGACCTACATCTCGCTGACAAAGTTCTTCATTGTAGATAAAGTTTGGAGCAAATGGTGATATACCCTTAGCAGATTGATCAGCAATCCATCCAACTACTTCGGACTGAATAAATTGTCTGTTTAAAATTAATAGCTGTGCAGCGGCTCTATAGAATCCACGATTATTAACTAATGGATAAACTGGTTGTGAACTATCCTGCAGATAGTGATGGCCAAATAGTCTATCGGCAATAGTTATTTGGTCAGTGCCAATAACACCAACGGTTAAGTCTCTTCTAAAATATATAAACGCCCATGGACTAGAACTTAGTCCAGGCTTAGGTCTAATAATACAACGTCTGAACTCATCGCCAATAATTGATACGTTGTTAGGAATTCTTAAAGGTAAGTTTTCTTCGTAAACACCGGTTTCTAATAATATACTGATTTGAATTTTCTTAGTAACATCACCATATGATATTACTTCGCCGATTTCAAATGTACCGAATTTCAAATCAACATCAAATATTTCATTACCATCACTATCTAATGATCCGTTGTGAGATAAAATCTGTGCCAACGCCCCTGAGCTTTCTCCTCGCAGATATAGGCCTTCTCTAATATCTCTACTTCTAATGGCAAATGGTGTTGATGTAGTTACATCGCCCGTGAAGTCTGTTCGATATCCTTCGGTTTTAATAAGGAACCTTGGAAGGCTTACTTCGACCAACGGTAAGCTGGTAAATCCAGAACCTTGGTCAGTGATAGTAATACTTTGTACAACCCCTGAAACAACATCAGCAGTACCAAAAGCGCCAGCACCACCACCGCCGGAAATTCTAACAGATACTAAGCCATAGCTATTGCCGCCACTAATTACCTGTACGTTATTGACTTTATAGGTTAAATCTAATGTAACTCCATTACCAAAATCACTATCGTCGCTGCAAGAAATTGCAGTGCTTCCAGGAAGAGCAGTATATACGCCAGACGATAATTGTCTAACTGTCAGCACACCGCCTGCTTCTGTAATTGAAAGAATCTCGTATCTTGCAGGTTCAATGTTTGTACCTCCAAGAACAGTTAAGACATCACCGGGTTGATAGTTAACGCCTACAGAATTAACAACAATACCGTCAACACTCATTAAAGGAATTCCCGCAAATCCTGAACCGCTTGCGGGTGCATTTTCAATATCTTCTAGAGTACACTCGCTAGCACCATTATTATAGGTTAATGTTTTTTTGTAAGGACCAATTTCGTCTCTAGCTTCTAGTACTATTTCTTCTGCTCTTTTAAGTGCTGCTTCAATAGTTCTATAAGCATAGGCTAGTGCGCGGCCCTGCAATGCTGCACTGACTCCTACACGATCATCTTCACCGGATACTGCAACATACAAATTGACAGAGCTACCAAATGCAGAATTATCAACATATCTCTTAGTTGCCGCAATTAATCCGTCGTATACTTCGTCATCGTCAGGTTCAGGATCACGTGATAGGATCAGTGGACCACTCATTGTTCCCCATGCGGGTGTTTTTAAATTGGTTCTAGGATCAACTGCATCAACACCTGCACGGGCAATTTTGCTGTCTGCATAACGCTTGTTAACTGCTTCGTGTTCAAATATAGGAGAAATAGGAGTGGCTGTTGTACCTAGATCTTTAATTCTAAATTGATCTCCACCTGATCTTGCACTTAGATCCCCACCTAATTGTGGACTAGTATCACCTACTACTTCTGAAAACTGTGAACTAATTCTAATTTCGTTTTCATTGGTTGTAAAATCTAAAGAAATGCCAGAACCATTTACCAGCTGTTTAAAAACAACACCGGTTTCTGTATTGTTAACAGAGACAATGGCATTTTCTTGTCCGAGATAGCTGCTGGGAGTGTCGTCTAGATTCTTAAAGGTTAGCTTTTCGCCTAGACCTAATGAGCTGTAGAGCTCACGAAAGTTGTCGTTCACCTTTCGGAACGAGTCGCGAATACTGTCGCCTGTGCCGTCGTTGCCTACAACGCCGATATCAATAATTTTTCTTGCCATGGTCGATCCTAAGATTTATGGTTGCTCTACTATTTAGCCCAAAGTTTTATAAGCCGAATGTAAATACAACATGTTCTTAAAAAAAGAAACTCAACAAAGTCAATATGTTAGAATCAGTAAGCTGGGTATTGAACACAAATACACTAGAAGAAAAACAATTGCTGTCTTTCGTTGCGATAATTGTGATAGTGAGTTTAATCGTGATTTGAAAAATATGGATCACAGAAGATTAAACAACAACTACTTCCATGTATGTTCAAAGTGCGATGCTAAAAAGTTTGCACAGCGTAAAGGAGTTGAGCGCAAACAGATATGGAATATGCCAGCTAGTACCGAACTGCCCGTAGGCAAATACTAAACTCTAAAACTTTCACCGCATCCGCAACGATCTCGTTCGTTGGGATTTTGAAAATCAAATCCTTCGTTGAGTCCGTTTTTAACCCAATCCATAGTTAGGCCCTGTAGATAGACACTGTCCTTGACATTTACTTTAATAACAAAATCCGGATAGGTAATATTGTTATCGTAAGGATCAAATTTATCTTCTCTCAAATATTCCAGCACGTAGGCAAGACCACTACATCCTGTGGTTTTTACACCTATTCGAATGCCCTTACATGCTTTTTTATGTAATAATTCTTTGACCTTTGCAGCCGCTCGATCAGTTAGTGTAATCATGCTTGCTCTTGTAATCGGCTACTGCGGCTTTGATAGCATCCTCGGCCAATATACTACAGTGTATTTTAACCGGAGGTAAAGCTAATTCTTCTGCAATCTCGCTATTACGAATATTACTAGCAGCATCGACGTGCATTCCTTTAACCATCTCAGTGACAAGACTTGAGCTGGCGATTGCTGAACCGCATCCATATGTCTTGAAACGAGCATCTCTAATAATACCATTTTCATCTACCTTTATCTGCAATTTCATAACATCGCCACAAGCAGGGGCACCGACCATGCCAGTACCGATATCAGTATCACTCTTATCAAAAGATCCGACATTCCTGGGATTTTCATAATGGTCGATTACTTTTTCTGAATAGGCCATCCTTAACCCTTTTTAAACAGACTTAAAATCTTAGCCTGAATTGTTTTGGCAAAGTCGGGCTGAGGGAAATTCCAACCAATAAATGCACCTAGTGCTAACCAAAATAATGTTTCTAACATATCATTCTCCTATTAAGCGGTCGTTAACGACAGACCAGTCGATAATACGCCAAATATTGTTTAGGTATTTGGCTTTATTCTGTTGGTAGTCTAATGCCCAAGCGTGTTCCCACCAATCAATAAGCAGGGCAATCTTCATGCCTTTACGATATTCGTGATTGGGGATAGTATGCAGTTTGCCCGCAGTATCCATATAGACCCAACCAGATCCTTGAATAGCCATGGCTTCTTTTTCTACAGCTTCTTTAAACTTGTCAAAGCTGCCGTAAACACTATCGATTAATTCACCTGCTGCTTCTGCAGGCTTGTTAGCAGCTCTAGGAGGAGTTAGGTTTCCAAAGAACAAATTATGTAGCATTGCACCACCATAATTAAATTTGGAATCACCTTCGCCTGCATTGTACCTTTCAAAATACTTGGCAGCTAGCCCAGAGTAATGATAGTCAAGCGTATCTTTGCTCATTACAGGATCAAGTTCTTCTTTGCCAAAACTTAACTTGTTTTGAACAATTTCTCTAGTATCTGTATCTTCGTGTAAGTATTTGATGAAATGTAGCGTCATCCTATATTTAGTGTATAAATAACCTACAAGGAGATTTTAATATGATCGGTTTATTAAAGAAACTATTTGGTTCTAAGCCAGCAGAACAAACTGCGGAAGTTCCATATAAAGTAGAGGCAGCACCAGTGGTTGAGGCAGTGGTGGTTGTTCCGGAGGCTGTCGTGCCCGCAGCAGTAGTTGCAGCACCAACGGTAGAGCCACAGAAAAAGGCTGCTCCTGCAAAGAAAGCAGCCCCAAAGAAGCAACAGTTCGCTAAAAAGCCTGCAACAGCTAAAAAGCCACCTGCTCCTAAAAAACCAAAATCACAAGCCTAATTTTTTAGCTTGTTCATAAAGTGCAAAGCTGGCCAAGTTCTTGGCCTTGCTTTCGCACATGATATCAAATTGGTCTCTGAATCTCAGTGCCCATTCATTCGCTGCTGTATTCCAGTAGAAGTTTGAGTGTGCTCTGAGTTTTTGTTTTTTGTGTCCGGATTCGATTAGCGCATCAAGGGCGGGAAGGGTGTCTGTGGCATGGCCAATAACAACGTCTTCCCGTGAAACACTATAATGTATAACAGGCCTAACACCACGCCAGCTATCAATAATCCTTTTAACACGGTCATCATTCGGGTCAATATATTCTCCTGAGTTAATCCAATGGTGATGAATATCTAGTACTAGGGCACAATCATTCACTAGTTCGATGCTAGAATCGATGCCCCAAGTCATTTCATCGTTTTCGATAGTAATACAATTTCGAGCTTCGGGTGAAAGCCTAGTTAACGCTCTGCGAATACCTTCGGGTCCTTGCTTGCCTGAAATGTGTACGTTAATTTTAAAATCTTGAAATGTTCGACCGTAGCCCATCCAGCGAGCCATATCGGTATGATATTCAAATTCTTCAATCGATCGTTCTACAATACCTTCGTTAATAGATGCAAGCACAGTGAACTGACCAGGATGCATAGACAACCGAACACGCCTCTTGCGAGCCAAATCTCCCACGGCTCCAAATGCTCTTTCGCAATAGGCTCGTACATCGGCACGCCGCCAAAACCCGCACCAATCCTGCTGAGTATATACAGGTAGTATATCGCTACTGAGTCGTACCATTCTAAGATCTTCATGTTGTTCTCCAACTAATTCTACCAGCTTGCGAGTAGATTCTATGTTGCCTACCATTAGGTCCCATAGTTTTTGTTCTGCAACCTGTTTAGTTTGTCTATTTAACCAAGCCACGGTAGTGCTACCAGTGTTATACTGTTTGCAATTGTCAGCCTGTTTGATACCATCGATTTGACTGGGACCATCGATCCACTTACAGGCAAAGCCGATACGTTTAGTCATTTTTTACTTTCGCTGAAATTACATTGGCGATACGAAAGGAACGCCATTCCTTTTTGTCCAAGCACCAAACGCTCATCACATCTGGGTTTTGTTTCTTTTCTTTCTTTACTATAGGAAAGTCAATGGGATTATCTGTATTAGTAAAGTGTTGAAAATTTGGAGCAGGGATAGGATCAGGAATAAACTCTGCTTTGAGTGTACAAGGCATTGATCTAACCTCACCATTCACTTTGGTAAATTCTACAATACACTCGTTTTCAAGAAGCAGAGTGCGCAGGGCTTCGGCAGTAATAGTATTTGTCATACTACTAGTATAACACATTCATCGCCAGTTGTCAACAATAAATTGATCCATAACTTCGTCTGGCTTAGGATCTCCGTGGAATACACAAACAGCGCACTCGGGATGAACTTTTGGACTGCGAACATCTTTAAAATATCTTTTACCATTCGCATAGACTAATTCATTTCGATCCCTAATTTCCCATTTATAACTCATTATCCATTTCTCTGGCCAAAATGTTATTCTACTTTTGGCCACTTGCCAAATCCAATCTTGATCCCCGTGCAGTTTTTGAGCTTGTTTGGGATTGGTTTTAAACGAAGTAAATATGTCTGTGTGCAGTCCAGCTGGCCAACTCATGGCAGAACTATTAAGAATGTTCCATTGTGGATTGAATTTTCTATTAAAATCTTTGATTCCTAGAAACTCTTGATTGCGACCTATCACTAGCTTGTCTATGTTATGATGTATGACAATATCGAGATCAAAGTATAAAATTCTGCCTTTTAGATTTAAGCCGGGATCAAACATATGAACTTTATGCCACCAACCCTTGGCATATCCTTCGTTGAGTCTAACGATACTGTGAACACCTTCTATAGGATGTTGATCATCAGTTAGACAATAAAATTCATAGGGGACTGTTAGATGCCTAGCAACCATATTGCGCAGTCGCTCTACATATTCTCGTCCATATCGTGTGCCGAATCGAACACATAATACAGAAATTGTTTCAGTATGAACTTGCACAGGAGTAATTATTGTCTCTTCTACACAAGTTTCTGTAGAAGGAGCGCCAAATTTTTTATAGTGTCGCCACTGTTCTTTAGTGAGATTTTCTCTTGACCACATTATCTATTTCTACTAAATCTTTTAATATATTGCTTAGATCGTCGAGTTTGATCATATTAGGTCCATCACTTGGAGCCGAATCTGGATCTTCGTGGCATTCCATAAACACCGCAGCAATTGAACCGGTTGCTACAGCCGCCCTGGCCAAGTATGGCACCATAGTTCGATCTCCGCCGGATCGTGATCCCATTCCTCCAGGCTGCTGAACACTATGTGTGGCATCAAAGACCACAGGATACCCGGTGCCTGCCATAATGGGTAAACTACGCATATCGACAACAAGATTATTATATCCATGAGTATATCCTCTTTCGCATAACATGATGCGTTCGTTTCCAGTTGAAGCAATTTTTTCTGCTACATTTTTCATATCGTGCGGAGCAAGAAACTGCCCTTTTTTAACATTGATTACACAGCCTGTTTCGCCAGCTGCCACTAACAAATCAGTTTGACGGCAAAGGAATGCAGGAATTTGTAGTATGTCAATACCGGCATCAGCACATTCTTTTGCTTGCCAACTTTCGTGAATGTCAGTTAAAACAGGCACTCCAAACTGATGCTTGATACCGTTAAGAATTTTAAGACCTTCGTCGATGCCGATACCTCGTTGCGTAGAAATACTAGATCGATTGGCTTTGTCAAAACTGCTTTTATATATCAGGGGAATGCCAAGCAATGCTGTAATAGCAATTAGCCTAGCACATGTATCTTCGGCATGCTGATGACTTTCTATTTGGCAAGGCCCAGCAATTAAAACAAAAGGTAAACAATTGCTAATAGCAAGACTGTTAATGTTAAATGTGCGCATAGAATTATTTACCAATGCCTAATGGTGTTGGCAATAATAAAGCAACAGGTTATAACATGAATTATTACCCAGAAAGTTTTTAAAAATAAAGCCCAACGGGCTTCTTTTAATGTAAGGATGGGAATATCTGGACGATCCTCGTCGGTGTTCCCCATAAGGTGCCCGGTTGCCCGGGCCCATACTCGTTCAACACTATTCATTTAACCTTCGTATGTAGCTGAGTTAGCACCGTGTTCGAATACTTCAACTGATTTAATTCTTACTGTAGGATTAATTGGATAACGCATATCTCCACTAGCCAACAGCTCGGCCATTTTGTCATACGCTAATTTAGCAAACATTTCGCAGCCAACGCCTGGTACAATGCGTAAGTCGCATATACCACTGTTGTTAAACCCGCCAGCAATTTCGTTTAGCTTTTGAAATGTGTTTAAATGAGGATCGTCTTCGGCAATAACCAAAGTATGATCAAACATGTAATCTGCCCACGCTTTGAATTCTTTGAGACCACCAAAGTCCATACACCAGTTTTTGTCATCTAGTGTGTCGCATTCAAAAATTAATTTAATGCCAATTGAGTATCCGTGTAGTGTTGAACAATGACTGTGTGTGGCACGCCATTGTCTAAAACAGCATGACAGACCTCTGTCGTTTCCGTAAGTTTTTGTTGAGTAAAATTTTGCCATCTCTAGTCTCCTTAATAATGAGCAAGTTTGACGACATGCAGAATTTATAAAGCGGGGTGAATGACGTAGAAAGACCGCTGTGCCTGTGTGTATAGATTAATTATACACAGTATTTATAGGTAATGCAACACCAATAGATTCTTTTTTAACATTATTTTGTTGCCATTCTGTGGGCATCTTCCAACCTTCTGTGTTAATAATATTAAATTGAATATTGGGATACAATGAAAAGATTTTGCCAATTTGATAAATCCAGTAGCTCGGATCAACAGCATTAGAATTTGGATTAGAATAGTTATTAGTTCCCTTGTAGATATTGTTCACACGGTCCTGTCTACCGTATAAATCAAATCCGACTAATGATACTGCCGGTAAATTTAATTGTGCGGCAATAAGAACAGCATATGGACCGGAACCCCAATGCACTGGTTTGTCTGGACGGAGTTCTCCTTGATAGGGTAAATCGGGTAAAAGTTTTATGTTCTTGTGCTTTTCTATCTTTCTAAAATAGTGATGCCAGCCATCTCGAACGTGTATTGTTGTGTTGGCAGTTGTGGGATTTTCAAGTGCTTCACGAACCATCCGGTGGTCGCAGCAGACAAGATGATCAACTACGCAGTCTCTATGCAAGGCATTACAGCCCACAGTTATACGTGTATCTTTAAATTTATTTAAATCAATCTTGCTTCGACTTTCGCCGTTGCCGATAACAAGGGCATGTTCGCCCATATGTTAGCCTCGTTCTTTGATCTCGCCGAATGGATACCAAGCGCCCGGACTGCCTGCTCGTAGACAAACCCAGCCTACTCCGGTACCTACTCTAGCACCTGTGTTCCAAACAATGTCGCCCACTGAGTAGGTGCCTTCTTGAGGAGATGTACCAGCATACATTTGAATGTGTCCGCCGAATCGAACAGCACCGGCAACATGTAGATCAACTGCCGGATCGGGATTCTCGACACCAATACTTAACTTGCCGTTAATTTTAACCTGTATAGGATTGCGATTGGGATTACCTAATTCGATATTGCCATTAGCTTTAACTGCAATACGTGTGGTATTATCTGTAACAATATCAAAATCTGTGCTGGCAAATGTGCCCACTATGCCGTGGAAATCATCGTTGGTGCCCAGCATAACCTCTATAGCATTTTCTGCTACTGACAAAGCAGCATTCGGAGCATCAGTTCCTAAGCCTAGTCTATCAGTAGTTCCGTTATAGATTAGATATTGATTAATGTTTAATGAACCGTCAACAATCAAACCCCTGAGTCTACCTACAGTCTGTAGATTACTCTTAACTACAGACGATCCTAATTCTTTAGTTGATAATACAACACTATTTCCAATAGAGAAATGCTTGTCTTTGTCTAGGTCAATATTTTCAGAAGAGAAAAATCTCCCAGGGTTTCCGTTGAAAACCAGTTGTTTTGTGATTCCGTCGCCACTCCATATAATGCCCTTACCAAAGTTTCCTTCACCTTTACGGGCACGGAATTCTAAGAATTGGGTTATTTCTTGGGCTACAGGCTGGTGGGCTGCATCAACAAGATCCTTAAGAACTTTGCTTAGGTCTGTTAGAGTTTGATCGATATTGGTATTGTTCATACCAGTATTTATCAAACTCCAAACTAAACATTAGGCAATTTTCAATAAGATTATGTCTTCGCTAATCCTGCCATTCATGCGTGTGTCCACAGCATTAATATCATCTAGGAACTTACGCAGTTGCACTTTACCGCTGTCTTTAAATGCTTTAATTTGCTCTGCAGGTTTACGCAGGGTTTTTTGCACACTTTTAACTTCACTAAAGCCCGTGATAGTTGTGCCCTTAATACCTAGGTCTCGAAACTCTTCAGCAACATATTTGCCTAACTTGCGACTCTTAGTGTTGTAAGTCCACAGTTCTTTAGCACCCAGGATATCTGCAGGGTTAATACTTACCAACTTCAAGGGCTCGTCTGCTTTTTTGTACTTGAGCTTGGCCACAATCTTCTCTGCAGGCACAGCTTTCTTAGCCTTAGGCTTGCGATTAACTTTGGCTTCTTGCGCCAGCATTTCGCAGGCACTTACAATTTCTTGATAAAAAGCAGTAATTTTCCGCAATTGTACCTTGCTTAGATGAGCATAGGCTTCTTTGAGTTGCTCATCTTTAGTTGTTGCCGCTTCTACAAGTTCGTCTAAATCTCTAGCGTAAAAATCTTTAATGATACGAGCGTGGGCTGCTTTGGCCTGATGAGCTTTGAGCAGATTAAGAACTTTAAATGCTTTGGGATCAAAAGTTTCTGGATCAGTTTGAAACGCTTCTATAGCTGTCTCAATTTCTTCAGTCATTTTGTAAGATGCTTCACGCACTCTTTCTTGAATGCTAACAATAAGACCAGCGGGTTTAACTTCAACTTCTTCGGAATCGTCTATGTCATCTTTGCCTTCTGCTACAACTTTAGCAATAGCCTGACCCAGCCAAACTGCTGAACTGCGACCGTCGTTAAAATCTGCACGAACTGGGGGCATGCCTTTTAACAAGCAGGCTGCAATGGCACCTATAGTTGTTCCACAACGATTATCTTTGGTTTTCTTAAACTCGGCAATCTGCTCTTTGGTGTAGCCGTTAGCACTCATCCAATTGATCACTTTGGGTTTGAGTTCTTTGCCGCTGGACTCTAGACGATACCAACTCATAGCAACATGAAAATGACGCAGGAACTGATTAGTATCCCAAGTTTCATGCCCATCCCATTTTGGGCTAAAGTCTTTACCTTTAGCTGCACGAGCTTCTGCTAGATGTTTTGCCTTAGTTGCCATTATCGCACTCCTATTAATTAACAATACTTATATTATAGCATCGTTTGATCTAATTGTCAAGTGGGTCATTTTGGAATGTTTTAACGGGAACTGAATCACCTTCCTCGTTTTCTTGGTAGACCGTGGATGATACATAGCCGTCCTCAAGACTGGCTTTTGCTATTTCAAATGCTTCCTTTTGGCTAGCAGTTGTATCCAATAATTCATTGTGGCCGTCTTCGTCCTCGGCCCAAACTTCGTATAGCATATATGTCATTTTGGTTGCCCTCTAACCTCCTTATTGGTCTTCGTCTCTATCTAAAACAATCCAACCCAATCGTTTTAGATCGATTTCAATTTCTTCAGTGACTACGCTTTCAGGAACGTAACCGGTACGCTTTTGCCATTGATCATTAGTTTCTTCACCTTCGTACTCTCGGTTAAGTCCGCCCATTCCAGAACAGTACCAATCTATATAGTCGCCTTTTTGTTGCATGTCCGCAATGATGCCTCCGGCATAGCGCCAAGAGGCACTCCAAGTTTGCTCTTTTAGAATAGGAATAACATCTAACTTTTGGAAATCTCGATTGCATATAGCTGCATAAAGATTTTGAGCATAGCTATCACTAGCTCGAACTTTTTCCAAAATCCAGTCAGTAGTCAACAGGTCGTATTCCATATTGTTCATATGACTAGCGGGATCGTCAAACTTGTGCTCATGTGCATTGATTATGTTTTCAAACATGTCTAGATAAGCCTCACTGACAACTTCGCCTGCTTCTTCTTGGCGTTTGACATAGCCTTCTTTTTGGAAGCTGTGCCGATCAGGGCTTTTTGAAACTTTTGACATCTTCTATTGCTTTCTTTAGGGTTTCACTATAATTAAGAGCAGATTGTTCCGACAAATGAATACTGGTCTCAAAGTCTACATGACCTTTAGTTAACAACTTCCAAATGTGTTGCCAACGATTCATCGACCAAAAATTAGTACGCTGAGTAGTATAGATAACAACAACTACACCAGTATCTTCAGCTTCTATATCAACAGTATGAGTGCAGTCATCGCTGCCGCATTCGCATACTACCTTGTACATCTTAGATGTGCCCCACTCGTTGACTTTTAAAATTCCCTGTGCTGGAGTTTCTGCTTTCATTGTATTACCGATTTATTAAATGTTTTTACTTGAGTTCGACTAGCCGAAATCATATCAACCATCTTATTATAGTCTTCTTCAGACATAGCTGATTTATATATGCTCAATGCCTGAGTCATCATAATAGCGGCTACTTCTAACGGACCATGTATACCAACCATGTGGTCAGTGAACTCTAGGAAATTGTCATACAATTGTTGCAGTTTATTATCTATCATTTATTTTTTTCTCTATGTCGGTATTCTCGTTTGAGCCAATATTTATAGCGGTCCCAATACTGTTTTATTGTAGCAGGTTCTTCTTCGTAGATCAATCGTTCTTCTCGATTTTCCATCCAAATTTCGTTGACCCAATGCCTAAAGGCACTAGTTTGGTGCATCTGGTCTTTCGGTACAGTATTCACAGGTTGGGTCATTGCATTTATCCTCGGTCCATTTATTGCAGGCGTTGCAAAAGTGAGCATCAAACTTTTCGCTATACTCTATTTTAGAATCGCAATCTAAACAACGATTTAAGTCCATAGGCTATCTCTTGCTTTAATCAAACGAATCATCATAGCTTCGTCTTCTTTTTCGTATGCCGCTTCAATCTTTTGAAGTAGTTTATGTGATTTGTCGCTCATCTTCTTAAGTTCGGGAGTCTTGTCGCGGCCGCCCCAACTGAGCTTGCCACCATTGGCAATACGACTAGCTTCGCAGTATTCTGTCCAGCCCGATGCATCATAAGGATCGGGACGATTACGATAGGTTTGAGTCCACCATGTATAAAGCTCTTTGATTTCTTTAGCACGTTCTGCTTGGCCTGTAGGCTTACCGTAGTTGAGACTGTCTTTTTCAACACCCATATTCTCGTCCATAACTAACGTCATTGCCCAATCGAGGTGATCTAGTCCGGCTTGTGGACAACGCCATGTACGCCAGCGGAACCATCCACTAGCCCAGAATGGCGGATTGTATTTGGCACGGGCTTCTTTATCGCCCCAGGCAATGTGACTCCACGCTTGCTCTATTTCCACAAAATCAACAAGCTCATTAAATAGACAAGGAAGGAAACGATTACCAACATCTTGCCACTGACCGGGTCTAATGTCTTTAGGGTGTGCAGTAAGACTATGAGTACGACTAACCCAGCGATTATTGATATAGTACTTAACATCGTAAATTTTCCTAACAGGCCATGTAACAAAATCTTGGATGTGTCCAAGTGCTTCTTCTGCTAACCAGTAGCGGAAGTTGTGTTTCATTTGAGCTCGAGTTGTCCACTCATCCCATTCTTCGGCTGTGCCCGCACCGAGTTTCTTAGTGCCGCGAAGCCAATCTGCAAAAGATGAGCATGACCAGTAATTTGAATGTTGTGCCATAATAGTGTATTTTCTCTGTTGAACACTTTAATTATACTATCTTTCTAGAAACATGTCAAGATGATTCTCTTTTGACTCAAATTTTTCTTTGATAGCCAGCCAAATTGAGCATGATTGAATATTGTTCATAGGCTTTTTGGACAGCCGTATTTGATTGACGATGCCAACTTTCTTCACGTTCCTTTTCCATAAGCATGGCAAACATGTCAGCATCACTGTATCCGTGATTGTGACGGCCAAAAAATCTCTGTTCCATTTCGACTAGAGCTCGAAA